CTTGGATGACCTTATGACCAGCAGACCTGGAGGTATTGTAAGAGTACGTACCCCAGGTGCTGTGACACCACTAGCTACTCCACAGCTAGACCAGAACTCCTTTAATATGCTGGGTTATTTAGACAGTATCAGAGAAGAGAGGACTGGTGTTAATAAGAACAGTATGGGTATTGGAGACGGTGGCTTAAAGTCACACCAAACCGCTACTGGTGTAGCCCAAGTAATGACGGCTGCACAACAGAAGATTGAATTGATTGCTAGGGTATTTGCTGAGACAGGTATGAAGGACCTCGCCAACAGTGTCTACCAATTAGTACAGAAGTTTGAGTCTCCTGAGAAGATTGTCAGACTGAATAATAAATGGATTACATTATATCCTAGTGAGTGGAAAGAGAAGATGGATTGTACCGCACAGGTAGGTCTAGGCTTCGGTAACAAGGATATGAACCTAATGCACTTAGGTCAACTAGCTCAGACTATTCAGATGGTTGCTGGTCACCCTGCTGCAGGTATGATGATTAAGCCTAAGAATGTATATAATCTTATTGCTGAACAGATTAGAGCTATGGGTATGAAGAACGTAGAGGACTTCATTACAGACCCTGGTGATGGTGATTTACCACAACAAGGTCCTGGTCCAGAAGAACAAGCTAAGCAAGCAGAGATGCAACTTAAGTCAGAGGAACTCAAGTTAAAGATGCAGAAGATGCAGACAGAGAGTGCTCTTAGACAGAAAGAGATGGAGATTGGCACAAGAAGCTCAAGTGAATATGCAAATCAAAGCACAGGAGCTAGAGATTAAGAAAGCAGACTTGGCTCTTAAACAACAAGAGTTAATACTAGAAAGGGAGCAAGGTAGACCAGTGGCTATTGGTCCAACATAATAAACGGAGTGAGTAGGGATGGGAAAGAAAGGGAAGGATATACAGAGAGGTCAAGATGCAAGTAGATTTGTTAATGACCCTTTATACAAGAAAGCTTTTGAGGAAACAAAAGAACAACTGATTGAAATGTTACTACAAACTAAAATCAGTGAGGAAGATGAAAGAGATAGAATTTATATTACTATAAAGAGTCTAGGTTTAATTGATGAACATATTAAATCTGTACTTAATACTGGTAAGCTGGCTGAAGGACAGGAAGAATTCTATTAATACAAATTAAAAACAAGGGAGATAACTATGGATTCTGCAGAGAATAACCAAGCAGTTGCACAGGCTTTTAGTAAAGCCAAAGAAGGGTCGTCAGAAGAGGCGGCAAACACAATCCTTAATATGTGGGAATCACAAGATGACCAACCTACAGGCGAGGAAACCGAAGCAGCTACCGAGAACGAGGAAGTAGCAGCTGAGGAAACAATAGAGGAAGATGAAGTTGAAACCAACGAGGTCTCGGAAGAGGAAGCCACTGAGGAAGTAGAGGAAGAAGAAGAAAGCGGAGAGGAAGAGGAAGAAGTTGCAGACCCTGTATATACTATCAAAGTAGATGGGGAAGAATACGATGTAAACCTTGAAGAACTTAAAGCTGGATATCAAAGACAATCTGACTATACTCGTAAGTCTCAAGCATTAGCTGAAGGGCGTAAAGAGAATGAAGCAATTCAATCTGAACGCATAAAGTTAGAGCAAGAGAGACAGATGTACGCTAATGGTTTGCAAATGCTGAAAGAACAGCAGTCAGCCAAGCTTCAAGAGTTTAATAATGTAGACTGGGAAAACCTTAAAGAGGAAGACCCATACGCATATATGCTTAAGAAGGATGAGTACCGAGATGCTCAGGATAAAGCAAGGAATGCTGTACAACAACAACGGATTGTACAGCAACAACAGCAACAACAAGAGGCACAGTCAAGAGCAACCTTTGTTCAAGACCAATACTCTCAGTTAGTCAGTGCTTTACCTGAGTGGGACAACAAAGAGTCTACCGTTAAGGAAGACATTAGAAAGTTTGCAATATCTGCAGGATATGCACCAGAAGAAGTTGACCAACTAGCAGACCACCGCAGTGTTCTTATACTTAAGAAAGCTATGGAGTTTGATAAGTTAACTAAGAAGGTAGCACCTAAGAAGAAGGCAATCAAGAAAGTTCCCAAGGTACAGAAGTCTGGAAGAGGTAAAGTTAAGTCTGAAGCAGCCGATGATAAAATCAAGAAAAAGCGTGCAAGGTTAAGGAAGTCTGGTCATCAAGATGATGCCGCTTCCGTATTTTATGATATGCTCTAATAACTAGAGCTACAATATAAGGAAATAGTAATGGCTACTAATTTTAATACTTATGATGCACAGGCAATTCGTGAAGATTTGTCTGATGTAATCTATGATATCAGCCCAACAGAAACTCCGTTTCTATCTGGTATCGCAAAGAAAGGCAGTGTTTCTAACACTTACTTTGAATGGCAGACTGATGCACTAGCATCAGCTTCTGGCACTAACGCAGCAGTTGAAGGAGCAGCAGCAGGTACTGCAGCAACTACAGCTACAACTCGTCTAGGTAACTACACACAAATCTCTAAGAAGGTTGTTGAAGTTACTGGTACTCAGGACAAGGTTAACAACGCTGGTAAGAAGTCTGAGCTTGCTCACCAACTTGCTAAAGCTAGCAAGGAGCTTAAGCGTGATATGGAAACTTCACTATTAGCTACTAATGCAGCTGTTGCAGGTGATGCAACTACAGCTCGTGAGACTAAAGGTGCTGCAACTTTCATCGCTACTAACGTAACTGATGCGGGTACTACTGGTTCTCACGCAGCAATCGTTGAAGCTGATGTAACTGCAGTAGCAGAGTCTACTTGGAATGCTGGTGGTAACCCATCAACTATCCTATTAGGTGCTACTAATAAGAAGTTAATCACTGCTATGACTGGTCGTGCTTCTCAAACACAGTCAGTTGTAGATGACAACAAGGCAATTTACAACGCAGTTGATGTGTATGTTTCTGACTTCGGTACTTTCAACATTCAGTTGGATAGATACTGTGACCAGGACATCGTGTACTTCTTGGATTCAGATATGTGGTCTGTTGACTACTTACGTGATTTCCAGACTATCGACATCGATAAGACTGGTGACTCTGAGAAGAAGATGCTTTTAGTTGAGTACGGCTTACGCTGTGGCAACGAAGCAGCTAACGGTAAGATTCAGTACACTACTGGTTAATAGCTAGTTAGTTTAGACCTCACTTCGGTGGGGTCTTTCATATTAGAGGAAGATACAGATGGCACTAAACAATCAAATAATAGAGAACCTAGATGGTTCACTGACCAGTGTATCAACTCAAGACAATAAAGAAATAAAGAAGATTGCAGAAGATAATGCTATGCTTCGATTTGACTCAGCTCGTAGTGGTAGAGCACAATACGAGGGTGACTCACAATTCTCACATAGAGTAGCTCGTATACCTATTATTATGGTAGAGCAGATGATGAGAGATGGTGTGTGGAATAACCAAGAACGTATGAAGGAATGGATGAATGACCCAGTCAACGCACCATTCAGAACAACAAAAGGTAAACTATAGATGGCACTAAGTACGTATACAAATATTAAAGATGCGGTAGCTGATTGGTTAGACCGTAGTGATTTAACTTCTAGGATACCAGACTTCATAGCATTAGCTGAAACTAGAATCAATAGAGACTTACGTATCAGACCTATGGAAGTACGCTCTACTATGACAACCACAGCAGATAAGAGATACTTTAATCTACCTGGTGGTTACCTACAGATGCGTAACATCCAACTAAATACTAACCCTATCAGGGCATTAGAGTACATTACTCCTGAGATGTTAGATAGATTATATGGCAGTAGTTCAACAGGTGTACCAAGAGCATACACTATGATTGGTGATGAGATTCAATTAGCACCTGTACCAGATTCAGCATACACATTAGAGGTTGCCTTCTACGAGAAGTTCACATCACTAGGTGATGGTACTTCAGGTACTGTAACATCTAACTGGCTAACTAGTAATGCACCTGATTTATTATTATATGGTTCTCTATTAGAGGCAGAGCCTTTTATTAAGAATGATGAGCGTATACCAGTATGGTTAAATGCATACAGTTCAGCCATTGATAAACTACAGAAGGCAGATG